GTTTGTAAGAATGCTGGTAAGAAAATTAAGATTAAGAAGTGTTTAGAACATAGAGATTATTATTTAAAGTGAAAATAAACGAACATCTGATTAAGGTTTCAGCTGGCATGATAGCAATAGCAGAGCCACTAAAAATTGATAAAGATGTTATAATAAAAGTAGACGGCAATATTACAAAGATTGAAGATTATAGCAACCAAGATGGTACAATTAATAGAGTTTATACAGTTAAGGGAATTATAGGAGAAGTATTATATGAGCAAAAAAAAGTCAGTAGGAAGGCCAAGAAAGACACTAGCCGATCTTCCAAAGGGCTGGAAAAAGTTAGTTTTGGATGAGATGGCCGAGGGTGCTTCGCTTTTAGAGGTCAAGGTTTTACTTGGTATATCAAACGATTTACACTCTAGGTTTATGGAGGAGGAGGAAAAATATTCGGAAACCATAAAAAAAGGAATTATGATTAGCGAGGCATGGTGGCAGAAACAAGGCAGGACTCAAATGTGGTCAAAGGATTTTAATTCTACTCTTTGGTACATGAATATGAAGAATAGATTTAACTGGAAGGATAAACAGGATATAACTTCAGATGATGAAAAATTGGATAGCTTAAATGCGATATTCTCAAAGTTCCACAGAGAAAACAATAAAAAGGTGTCAAAGTGATCCACTATATTTTAGTAAAGAAATATTAGGTGGCAGGCTTTGGCAAAAGCAAAAGGATGTTCTTCTGGCTCTTCGGGATCATACCCATGTAGCAGTCAGATCGGGTCATGGAGTTGGTAAAACTCATGTAGCGGCAATAGCTGTTTTATGGTTTCTAATTTCCTATTATCCTTCTAAGATTATTACAACTGCTCCCACATGGATGCAAGTAAAATCAGTATTATGGGAAGAGATACGAAAGCTATATAATAAATCTATAGCCCCTCTTGGCGGTGAAATGCTATTAACTAGCTTTAAGTTAAATGTAGAACACTTTGCTATTGGCTTCTCTACAGACGACCCTGACAAGTTTCAAGGCCACCACTCTCCTAACATTATGGTTGTGTTTGATGAGGCACCTGGAGTTAAAGATAATATCTGGACAGCAGCTGAGGGATTGATGACTTCTCAGAACGCTAAGTGGCTTTGTATTGGCAACCCCACTACACCGGCTGGCAGGTTTTACGATATCTTCAAAGGTTCTGTCTGGCACAAGATATTTATCTCTTGTTTAGAGTGTCCTAATGTGGTTCAGGATAAGATGATTTATCCAGGGTTGGTAACCAAAAAATGGATTGAAGAGAGAAAGCGTGAGTGGGGTATTAATTCTCCTATTTATAAGGCAAGAGTATTAGGTGAGTTTCCAGTTGAGGGTGAGGACACGTTAATACCACTATCATGGGTAGAACAGGCAATTAACAGGGAGTTAAAAGCTAAGGGTGACATTGTAATAGGGTGTGATGTAGCCAGGTTTGGTTCAGATCACACAGCTTTTATTGTATTGCATGGAAGTAAGGTTATTCACATAGAGGGTTGGCAGGGCAAAGAGACTACAAAAACAGTAGGAAAGATTATAAAACTTTACAAACAATTTAATTGTGTTAAGGTTATGGTAGACGACACAGGAGTCGGTGGAGGTGTAACCGATATGTTAAACGAACAGAATTACGATGTCGTTGGCGTTAATTTTGGTTCCTCTCCTATAGACACTGATCGTTTTGACAATTTAAAAACTGAGATTTTCTGGAACTTGCGTGAAGATTTTGAGTCTGGTACTATAGACTTAATTAAAAACGACAAGCTTTTGGAAGAACTGCCCTCGTTGATGTACGAAATTACCTCAAGAGGGAAAATGAAGATTGTCGGCAAAGACAAGATGAAAAAAATGGGGATTAGAAGTCCTGATTATGCGGACGCTCTTGCTATAGCTCATTATGGTACTTATTCAGCAAGGAAAGGAATCCTCGATTTTTATAAAAGCGAGGCTAAATTAACAAATGAAAAGAAAAACACTCCTAAATCGTTTCTTAATAGATCCGATCTCCAACAAGGTTTCAAAGCGATTGGCCTCAGTAGTTAGCAAACAAACAAAAACACTAAAAGTCCCAAAGGGCAAAGAAGATACCTTCCAATGGGAATATCCCCATTCTTTCAACTTACCTGGTCAAACTAGATCTAAGCCTAAGCCAGAAGGCAGGATATCATACAGGGTGCTTAGAAACTTCTCGGTTCACTATCCTATTGCTAGGTCTTGTATTGATTATCTTAAAACTAAGATTATTAAACTTAACTGGGCTATTGCTAAGAAAGACGAAGCTGATGAATTGGATACAAACGACTCAAGAGTGTTGTTGTTGAATGACTTTATAGAGTCTCCTCTAGGTGAAAGAACCCATTATAGAAACTTAATTGATGCAATCTTAGAAGACTACTTTGTAATGGGTAGTTTTTCATTGGAGAGAATGAGAACACGTGGTGGTCAGTTCTTAAATGAATTAAAGCTAGTTGATACCGCCACTATTAAATTAAAGGTTGATGAGTTTGGCAGAATGCCATCTCCTCCTGATACTGCATTTGTACAATATATAAGGGGTAAGAAGGTAACAGAATTAAATCAAGATGAGTTAATCTATATAAAGAGAAGTAATCGTACTAACACTATTTATGGCTTATCTCCAATTGAGTCAATAATAATTCAGGCAGAGTCTGCTATTAAAGGTTCTATCTATAACCTTAAATGGTTTAGTGACGGCAACGTACCTGAAGGCTTTGGTGAGTTGCCAGAGTCATGGACGCAAAAACAAATTAAAACATTTCAGAAATACTTTGATTCTATCCTTGCTGGTAACCCACGTTTTCAAAGAAGAATTAAGATGGTTCCAAAAGGCTTTAAATATAGCCCAATTAAGAAGCCTGATGATATTGGCTATGAAAAGTTTGAATTATGGTTATTACAGTTGACCTGTACTGTGTTTGGTATACCACCTCAAGATATTGGTTTTACTCATCAGATTAATAAGTCTAGTGGTGAAACACAGGCAGAGAAGGGTCAAGAGCGTGGTATGAAGCCAGTGGTTCAGATGTTAGAGGAGTTTTGGTCTGACATTGTACAGAATGACTTTGGCTATAAAGATTTAAAGTTTGTATATACTGATGTTGACCCAGTTGATAAGAAATTAGAGGCAGAGATTGACAGTATTAGACTTGCAGATGGCGTTATTAGCGCTGATGAAATTAGAGCACAAGAAGGTAAAGAGCCTATTGGATTAAATCATTATGTTAAGGGCGGTACTGTTGAGCTTGTTGAGGATTTAACTGATCCTAAAATTAGAGAAGAGAAACGCAAGACGGGCAGAATGATTCAAGATAGCTTTGGCAATAAAGATGACAAGAAAAATGATGATAAAGAGGAAAAGGAAAAAATAGATTTAACTTTATGGCAAAAGCAAAGTATAAATGCTTTTAAGCGAGGTAAGAAGTTTAAGAAGTTTGATAGTAAGTATTTAAACGACTGGATGATTGAGGAGATTTATAATCAGTTAAAAAAAGTTAAGAATAGAAATCAAATAAAGTATGTTTTTGATCCATATATTTCTAACAAAATGCAAATAGTAAAACAGTTATCTAAGTTATCAAATGAGCTTACAAAACAAACTTAATAAAGCTATTAGAAACTTTGGTCAAAATGTAACTCTTGATTTAGCAGAAAACAAAAAAGAGTTTAAAGATTTTAGATTAGGATTAAAGCAATCAATTAGAGAACAGGTTAAAGTAGTAACAGATGACCAAGAGTTTGTTGATCAGCTTATCAATTTGACATTTAAAGCAGAGCCTAATGTTCAGGTAGTAAGATTCTTAGATAGACGCTGGTTAAATCTTGGGGCAGTATTTGATAAATTAAAGAAGCCTGGGGCATTTTTAGTTTTCTTTATCTGGGCTGCAAATGTAGGTGGACAAAGCGGACTAGACAAGATGGGAGTTGATAAAGAGTTTAACTTAACTAATGACGCTGTTATAAGAGGAGTTGTAAGTAGAGCAAATCTTTTAATAAATACTGTTGATGAAACTACCAAGGA